GGAATATTTTTGACATCTCTGTAAACAATGACTACATAGTAGGGGATGTGAACATAGGGCAGAACTTCAACCCTGCAAAGCAGGCACAAGCGCAGATCTTCCTAGACAATGTCAAAATCTTTGATGGGGTTCTGAGGATGATGAAGATCAACTCAAAATCAGGGGACATAGTATATGAGGTGAATATGTTCGGAAGACTTCGGGACATCCTTCATGAACTAGGGGATAAGACTCTAGCAGATCTAGATTTTGATGACTATGACCATGTTTGGAATAGAACCAATATAGAGGCTTCTTGGAGTAGAACAGATTGGGTAGATGGTGCTTCCAATTATGTGTATCCTTTAATAGATTATGGCTATTCAGTAGACTCAATCACCTACCCTATCACGAACTTCAAACCTGCTGTATTTGTAAGTGAGATTCTTAAAAGGATCTTTGATGAAGCTAACTTCCAAGTGACTGCCCCGATCTTCAGTTCAGTCTATTTCAGAAAGCTACTTTTGATCACGGCAGAGAAGACCATCACCAAGGAAAGCACTACCCTACTGCATCAGACTCCTGTACTTTATCAGCAGGAAACTACTACCACACCTTCCTTCACTAGGCTGCTAAATTTTAGTAGCACTTTGGCATCAGGGTTCACGATCCAAAACTCAGGTACTAGGTTCAGATGGAATAAGACACAGAACCTAAACACAGGATTGACCTTAGATCTTAGGCTATCATTTGAATCACTAGAATCATTCACGAATAATCAATGGACAGTTTCTGTTTTGAAGAATGGATCACAGATTTTGTCTTCTACCAGGAATGCCCAACTAATTTCAGCAGGTCAATTTTACTATTGGACTGTTGATATTTCAGGTGGAATAGACCTTGCTTTGAATGACTACTTTGAGATCCGATTGACAGGTCAAGCACTTCAAGGTGTAGGTGATAACCCAAACATTCAGACAGAGGTAGTAGTAGCACCTATAGGATCTTTCAAGATAGGCAACACAGTACCTGTGGCAGTAGAACTAGAAGAAGGGGATACTATGAAAATAGAATACACCCTTCCAAAATCTTTGAAGCAGCGTGATTTCTTGAAGTCTATCATCTCAATGTATAACCTGTATGTGACACAGGACAGGCTTCGGACAAATGTCCTAGAGATAATCCCATACAATGAATTCTACAGAACCTTTAAGGATCAGGCACTAGATTGGAGTGATAAGCTAGATCAAAGCAAAGAGATTTCAATCACCCCACTATCAGAACTTTCAGCCAAGGAATACAGATTGACCTTTGATGATGATGCAGACTATTGGAGTACTTCCTACAAGACTAAGTTCAATCAAGCCTATGGTGAAAGTAGAACTATTATAGACAATGACTTTATACTAGACACAAAGACTGTGAAGGTGGTCTTCAGTCCACCTGTAATGAGGGAGCAGGTAGCAGGGCAGATCATGATTCACCTTTATAAGGTAGAAAACGGAGTCAAAATACCTGATAACTTCAAGCCTAGAATAGCCTATTGGAAGCCACAGGTAGCGTGCCCTGCTTGGAAGATAAGATATGCAGGGAATGTAGATGTGACCTACACAGCCTACCCGTATGCAGGTCACCTAGATGATCCTATAGCACCGAATACAGATGTGCTTTTCGCTAACCCTAGGGAGGTCTATTTCTCGATTGGTGTATATCCAGGAGTTAACCTATACAAGGAATACTATGAAGGGCTGATCACTTCGATAGGTGACAGGAATAGTAGGCTCCTTGAGGGGTATTTCTACTTGACACCTACGGACATCATGAACCTAGATTTCAGGACTATTGTGAAGGTAGGGGTTCACTTCTTCCAACTTGAGAAGGTGGATAAATTCAATCCGATTGCAAATAATTTATGCTATGTTTCCCTATTCAAGATCCTGAGAAACATTAGTCCTGTAGACTATGACTACATCCTTCTTGAAGATGACTTCTATATGCTACAAGAAAACGGAACTTCTAGATTTTATATTTAATCGATATGGCAGATAAGAGAATAAGTCAACTAGTAGAGCGCATAAACATTGCTAACAATGATGTTCTACCTATAGTAGCAAGCGGTGCTACCACTACGAACAAGGTCACTATTTCAACTATCCAAGATTGGATGCAGGACAACCTAGATGTTGGGGTCACTTCTGTAGGTCTTTCTATGCCTTCGGCTTTCACTGTCACCAATAGTCCCGTAACTACTTCAGGGAATATCTCTGTAGTAGGTGCAGGAACAGTATCACAATATATCAGAGGTGATGGTAGCCTAGCAGACTTTCCTCAAGGTGGAGGTGGTGGCGGTTCTTCGGTTAACTACTACCTAAATGGTTCAGTATCTCAGGGTACTATAGGGGGTGTGGCTTATCTTGAAATGAATAAGACACCTATTTTAGGTGCAGGCACAGACTTCACTATCAATGCTGATGGATATATAGCTTCCTTCATTACTGATGCAGGTGACCCTGCTTTGCTAGAAATTCCTGCGGGAAATTGGAATTTTGAAACATATCTACAGGCATCTTCAGCAGGAGGTACTCCTAGCTTTTATATTGAACTTTACAAAGTAAACTCAGGAGGAACGGCTACTTTGATAGCATCAAATTCAGGCACTCCTGAACTCATAGCATTTGGTACTAGCACCACTCCTTACTTCTCTGCTTTGGCAGTTCCTACTACTACCCTAGCCCTTACAGATAGGCTAGCTTTGAGGTACTATGTAACCCACTCAGGAAGAACTATCACCCTCCACACAGAGAACAATACCCTATGCCAAATCATAACCACATTCACCACAGGATTGACTGCCTTGAATGGATTGACTGCTCAGGTGCAGAACCTAGCAACGGGGACTAGTGGAACAGACTTCGCTATATCAAGTGCAACTAATATTCACACATTCAATCTACCTGATGCTTCGGCTACGGCTAGAGGTGTAGTCACTACAGGAACTCAGACCTTCGCAGGTGCAAAGACTTTCAATAGTAGCGTTACGGCTTCATCATTAATTCGAACAGGTGGAACTTCTAGTCAATTCTTGAAGGCTGATGGTAGTGTAGATTCAAA